CATTAGAAACCGCATCATTACAAGAAACAGATCCAAAAACCCATTATAACAGATACATTACATTAGGTGCATTAATTCACTTTACCAATTATTTTATTACTAGTAAAATTAAATCTACGGAATTCACTGAAATTATATGTACTGATGCTAAATGTTATAGTAACTATTTACCATATTTAACATCATGCACTCCAGACTCTGTGTTACTATTACCGCAATTTGATACTGCAGGCGATATGAATCATTATGGAGATGTGGTATACTATCAAGATGTTACAAAAAAATCTAACTGGCCAGGCGTTTACACAAAAAATGAAACACAACCTGCCGTATACCCATCCCGAATTTTTATAAATTTAGAAGACATACAAGCCATATTAAAATCATTGTCTGCTAATAACACCAGAAAATTCACAGTCGATGCATTTTTAACTGCTATTAGCGCTAAAATAAACTATGCAACCGCCGGTGCAATCAATATGCATTTAATAACAGATCCTATAGATACTACTAAACTATTATTTACTGATGTTAAGTATATATCGCCAGCAGTGCCAGACAATTCTTCTGATAGCAAACCCGTTCCCGTCACTCCATATTCAGTACCAATGATGGCAAACCATCCATATGGTACAGTAGTTAGAACATTTAAATTTTCAGCAACTCTGCCTGAGAATGTAAAGAATTTGTCATACGTGTTGAATCAAGGAGATGAAGTAACTGAACAAGAAATTGCACCATACATGAATTTTATGTATAGTTCGAAAAATCCAGATGAAATAAATAAATTTATCGGTGCATATAAAACAAAACATGAAAATTATATAAAACAATTAACCGAAACTAAAAATAAATTAGGATTATCACCCAAGGAATCGGAACTAATACAATCATTGTACAAAGCTTTAAACAATTACATTAAGTATCCTACCCCTGATATTAAAAAATCACAAGTAATGGTTGCTCCGATATTTCCATTTACAGTAGAATTTGAAATTGACGGGATTAACGGTTTGCGATACGGTGATGTATTAACCTTTGATATGTTACCACTTAAATATCGAGTTAATACGGTATTTAGTATTATAGGTATAACACACACAGTTTCTACAGAAGGACAATGGACGACTAATGTTAGATGCATAATGCGTCCTAAAATAGATTAAACATATGCGGTTAAAACTATATTATATGCCAGAAGAGATTACTTCCAATTTATACACAAATGGAGGCGAATTTCAAACAGAAGATGGTGTAGAATATCGAGGCTCGTATCACCGATACATTACCAATGAAATATATACCGGCGCAACATGGAATTCTAAGACATCCAAGAAATTAATGTTGTTAGAAACTGTGTTAGTTCGCGATGTGGTGTATAGTAAATTAAAAACCCGTCTACAAACAAAATTCATAACTCCACAACCAATCAATCGAACCCCAACTATTACCGAGTATAATTCTGGATATTTTGAACGATATTTTTTAAAAAAATGCAACGAACAAATATTCATCGAAACAGATGAAATTCAGCACACGTTATGGAGAAACGGGAAAATTGATCAAGCCATGTTTAATGCAGTTACATTTCGTTGGTTCATATCAGGCAACATTGATGACGTCAAAACTGCAACAACTACACAATATGGGGTGTTAACAAAAAACAAAAAACAAATACAATATGCCCAGCAAGTATTACCGGGTATCGTTGATGTGTTAACAAATCCGTTGCAATACTATGGTGACGTCACCTACAATGTGCCTAAAGACATCAACACATAGTCAGGTTTGATTTTCCAATTCTATTTCATATTATTGCAGTATGATATTGGATCATGCACACGATGTTGAAGCTACACTGAATTATATCAAGGATCGAAAGACATTAATTGTCCCGATACTATGTAGTCCTGTGATGTCAGCAAAACATAATCCGGTATGCTTATTGTATGTTTATACCGAGGATGACGTAGAGCGAATTATACCAATACGACATACAGAACAAATAACAGGTCATACCGAACATCTACAACGGTTTCTGGATCTGCCGAATATCTTTGTGTATGATAAAAAACAATGGCTTCAAATTGGAGGAAATGCCGCCGTATGGGATGTTAAGACTTTGTGGTGGTACACATACAATGAAGCATATGACGAATCACATTATCCTACTGCAGCTCACACGTTTTATTGGCGCCGACACACTGCATTGCCATACATAAACACCGTTATTCCCATACAGCAACACTTACAGATGTGTCAGAAAATTCGTCACTATGCTTGGCCGATGTGTATGAATGCAGAATTGTCAGAATCATACCAGCATTTTGATTCAGTGTATCCGGAAGTGTTTGCAGCAATAGAAACAGCTGGACTTCGAGTCACTGATCAGTTTCGTATGCCAGAAATTGTTACAAATAATTTTGTGTATTCAAGCTATAACTATCATACCACAACCGGTAGACCTAGCAATGCGTCCCGAGGATTTAACTTTGCGGCCATGAATAAAGAAGATGGTACCCGTGATGCATTTTGTAGTAGATTTGACAACGGGGCACTTGTAGAAATGGACTTTGATGCATATCATGTTAGGCTGATTGCCAGATTACTCAGATATAAATTACCAACAGGTTCTGTGCATGAATACTTTGGGAGATTTTATTTTGATACTGAAACTTTAACACCGGAACAATACGATCAAAGCAAACAGATAACGTTTAGGTTGTTATATGGTGGCATCGATGCAGAGTTTTTATCAATTCCATTTTTTCGAGAAGTAAATGATTTAGTGTACACATTATGGAGACAATGGAAATCAAAAGGATACATAGAAACACCTATACTGAAAAGACAAATCACATCAGATACCGTAAAAAACATGACAGCAAACAAATTGTTTAATTATTTTTTACAGGCAGTAGAAACCGAGGTATCCGTGCAAAAGTTACGGCAATGTCTTGCACTTCTACATGGTCACGAAACTCGAATGGTTTTATATACATATGATTCTATACTATTCGATGTGCCGGCTGAAGAAGCCAAACAAATTTTGCCAGCAATCAGACAAATACTAGAAGCCGGTGAATTCCCGGTTAAATGTAAAGTTGGGAATATTTATAGTAAAATGCAAGAACTATAAATATGATCGATTCTATACTTACTGAATGGAGATTCCGATTGGAATCTGGTTATCCTAAAACAAAAGCTGATTATGCAGTACTGCGAGATGTTATTCTAGAAATGACTGATTTAACAGAATCTGATGCAGATCAAATTGTACGACAGGCACAGGGCATAACAGAAGCAGACGATATGCCAGGAATGTCATTAACGGATCCAAATTCAGAAACAGATGATTTTGCTGATTTATTACAAATATTAAAAACTAAAAACCGCGAAGGTCAGTTTTATGAATTAGCAAAATATACTCAAAAGTATTATACCAATAATATGCCGGTATTAAAACAAATCACAGTTCCATTTTCGATAACTGATATTAATGATAATCTCCGAGACGGACATTATACCTTAGAAAATGCTAGAACTAATTTGCCACTATCTGATTATACAAATCCAGGTACGGCTGCAGAAGCAGTTATATTTGCATATATGAATGACGTTTTTAGCACATCTATACAACATATAACAACGCAAGAAAAAGGAATTGATGGAAAAGATGATACTGGTATTATATTTGAAGTTAAAACTAGTACTAGCGGAAACATCAATTTAAATTTACAAACTACATTTTTTTCAGATGATCCGAATAAATTCTATATATTTGGATTCCGAAACGGAGCAGGATATCGTTTTAATTCGATCACACCAGTATATATTATATCATCGCAACTATTACGTAGAATATCATTAGGAGAAGAAATTTATTCACAATTAAGTAGTGAGACAAGGATTTCGGATATACTAACTGCACAAATTGAATCTGGATTAGCTAAAACAAATTTCAAAGATCAGATTATTGCTGCATTAACAAATGAAACCACCGCAGAATTCACAAAACAATTTGATATTGGAAATAATGTCTCGGTAGTTTTTAAAATATTCATACAACCAAAGAAATTTTAGGATTGCCAATTGAAAACACAATTACTATGCACATTTGCACATCGCGCGGATTTAAACATTATATTAGACTACATACAAACTAGTTACGAAATACCAGAACGACGCATATTCGTTTTTTCCAACAATGACCATGCAGACAATTTATATTGCACATATAATGCATCTGATACTACACGTAGAGGACAGAATACTATAAGCATCCACCGTAAAAAAGAAACAAACACGCTGTACACAGTTAATGCTTTGAATGAAGTTATACGAAAAGTGAATAATGGAATATTAGATAAAACATATCAACTCGATTGGCAACGGTATCAGAATTCATTCATATTAACAGATGATGTTGGGTATCGAGTTATCAACTTAGTATTTTTTAAAAAAATTGCTTGGTGATATTTATATTATATAAAGGAATGTAATGAAAAAGAATCTATTGTCAGAAAATATGCGCCGGTTCGGTACCAAGAATATCAATGAAGTTGATACATATGTAGCGTCTACACAAGGACCATTTAATGCAACCGAAATTAAAATATACGAGCATATATTAAATGCGATTGAAGTATATATCCCAAATGTTCCTGCAGATGCGATAGATGATTTTACGGATAATAACAATAAAGATTTTTATATAAAAGAATTTAAAAACATTATCGATGCTGTAGAAAAACTAGCAAAAACAATTGATAATGAGATGTCTCAACAAGCAAGATAAACTTTTTATCAAAAAACTTAACTAATTATTTTGAATTAACGATTTAATTACTTATAATGTAATTAATATTTTATATTTTTATTAACCAATTAACAAAAGGAGTACTTATGGCACTTAATCTAGATGCAATTAAGGCAAAACTTAACCAATTAAACAAGCAAGATGACAAGAAGAACAACTTGTGGAAACCTGAAGCAGGCAAAACACGTATTCGAATCGTCCCATATGTTCACAGAAAAGAAAATCCATTCTTGGAATTGTATTTTCATTACGACATCAGCAAAAAATCAATGTTATCCCCAATTTCCTTCGGAAATGCTGATCCAATCGTAGAATTCGCAGACAAACTTAAAAAGACAGGTGATAAAGATGAATGGATCATGGGTCGAAAAATCGAACCTAAGATGCGTACGTATGTTCCTGTTATTATCCGCGGAAAAGAATCTGAAGGAGTAAAATTCTGGGGCTTTGGAAAGCAGATCTACACAGAACTTCTTTCTATTATCTCTGATCCAGATTACGGTGATATTACAGATCTAATGAATGGTCGTGATATTGACGTAGAATTCACGCCAGCAGTATCTGCGGCAGACTTTCCTAAAACATCTATTCGTGTTAAACCAGCAACAACCCCAGCTACTGATGACAAGTCCGTTGCTGAAAAAATCATGAATCAGCCTGTGATCACTGATATCTTCCCGGAGCCGACTTATGAAGAATTAGAAGCTGCTTTAACTGAATGGATGAATCCAGAAAATGCAGATAGTGATGTTGCAACATCGGATGATGAAGATGAAACACCAGTTGCTGCAACTAAAGCTACAAAAGCATCACCTGCAGCTACAAAAGTAGATGATGTTTCATCTGCATTTAACGACCTATTCAATTCCTAAGGAGTAATAAATGGCAAAGAGTAAAAGCAAACTAGAACTGGAAGATTCGTTAGCAAACACATTAGCGGATAGTATCAACAAGCAATTTAAAGGACAAGCTCTTAAAACAGCTTTCTTTTTAGATGGTGATGATGATGCACCTAGCAATGTTAAAGATTGGATTTCGTCAGGTTGCGATACACTCGATTTAGCAATTTCAAACCGACCGAACGGAGGCTTCCCAGTAGGTCGGATTACTGAAATTACTGGATTAGAGGCATCTGGAAAATCATTATTAGCATCCCATGCACTAGCAGAAACACAGAAGAGAGGCGGGTTAGCAGTGTATATTGATACAGAGTCAGCTACTAGCACAGAGTTTTTACAAGCAATTGGGTGTGATTTGAAAACAATGCTATATGTTCCATTGGAGACTATCGAAGAAATTTTTGAAACCATCGAGACAATTGTAGAAGGAGTCCGCAAATCAAACAAAGACCGTTTAGTTACTATAGTGGTGGATTCAGTGATGGGTGCTTCCACAAAAATTGAAATGGCGGCTGAATACGACAAGGATGGTTATGCAACTAGTAAATCGATTATTTTATCCAAAGCAATGCGTAAGGTAACCAATTGGATCGCTCGCGAAAACATATGTTTGATTTTCACAAATCAATTAAGAACTAAACTCGGTGTATCATTTGGTGATGCTTGGACTACATCCGGCGGTAAGGCAATTCCATTCCATGCATCAGTTCGTCTTCGACTTAAAAATACTGGGATGATTAAAGCAAAAATCAATGGAGTAGAACAAGTAGTCGGAAGTAAAACCGAAGTGCAAGTTGTGAAGAATCGAATGGGTCCTCCGCACCGCAAAGTGAACTATGATATCTATTATGATTCTGGAATTGACAATTATGGCGGTTGGTTAGAAATCATGAAGAAGTTTGACTTAGTTAAACAATCCGGTGCCCACTATACATTAGATGATATAGATCACGAAACTGGTGAAGTGTTTGGGGAAATCAAATTCCAATCAAAGAACTTTATTGAAAAAGTAATTCAAAATAAAGAAGTACGTGAGCGATTATATAACAGAATCTGTGATGCCTATATATTCAGATATCAAGCTGGTATAGATGGCGGAATTGACGATGTAATTATCGACGAAACAGTTATAGACGAAGAAGGTTAAACAGTTATGAATTACCAAAGAATACATGATGCTATAATTGATAGAGCTCGCAATCGCAAGTTGCAAGGATATCGAGAACGGCATCATGTTATTCCGAGGTGTATGGGCGGAACTAATGATAATGACAATTTGGTTGAATTAACTGCACGAGAACATTTTATTGTGCACAAGTTACTAGTTGAAATATATCCACGCGAACATAAGTTAGTTTATGCGTATTGGATGATGTCTAGGAATGTTTCAAATTCTACATATAAACGAAACTATAAAGTATCTTCACGTGATTATGAATACTCCCGGCAATTATTTTCAGAGGTTTCGAGTATCAGTCAAAAAAGTAAAAAACTATCCGAAGATCATAAACAAAAACTAAGTGCAAAAGCAAAATCGCGAAAAAATAAACGTATACCTGGAGAATTTAAACACTCGGACGAAACGAAACAAAAGTTAAGATCTTTATGGAAAGGTACCACTAGATCAGAAGAGGACCGAAAAAAGATTTCAGCGGGCCAATGAGGCAAAAAAAGAAAATTAGTTACATGTCCACATTGTGGTAAAATTGGCGGTAATAACGGAATGGCACACTGGCATTTTGATAACTGCAGAAATAAATAAACTATGAATAAATATCAAGAATTATTTAACAAATTAAAAGAGGAACGTGCCGTCAACACCGATGTGAATGATCATATCATGGTGTTTGACGGCCTTTAGCTTAACACTTTTATCAGGGCGTTTGGAGCTACGCCGTCAACAAATGAGGATGGAGAACACGTAGGCGGTATCTCTGGATTCTTATTTTCTATCGGAGCAGCGGTCCGAAACTTTAAACCTAGCAGATGTATTATTGTGTTTGACGGAAGAGGTGGATCCGCTCGAAGAAAAAAAATACACGGAAATTATAAAGCAAACCGTGCTAATAAAACGCGGTTACGGCGTCATGATCATCAGAATTATACTAGTATAGAAGATGAACAAGAAGCAATGCGTTATCAATTTAGCCGATTGGTTTCATATCTAGATAATTTACCTATAACGTTTCTAGCAATCGATGGTATTGAGGCAGATGATACTATTGCCTATATCGCTCAGAAGTATGAACCGGTAAGTAAAAAGATAACTATCGTATCTACAGATCGCGATTTTTATCAATTAATTGATCCGAAGATACAAGTATGGTCTCCGATTAAAAAGAAAATGTATGATGAGCAAGCACTTATTGACGAATTTGGAGTACATCCACTCAACTATGTTATATACCGCACATTTACTGGAGACTTATCCGACAATATTGCCGGTGTCAATGGATTTGGCCCGAAGACTATTTTAAAAACCTTTCCGGAATTGGCATTAGCTAAAGAATTTACACTTGAAGATTTACGAGCAAAATGTGAAAGTAATAAGCTACTTAAAGAAGGTAAGGCTTTTAGTAAAGTATTAGACAATTACAATATCATTGATACTAACTATCAATTGATGAATATCAAATTATTGCATATACCAGCTCAGAGTGCAAGTGTGATCCGCGGAATATTGGAACAACCAATTCCAGCATTAAATAAAATGGAATTCCAACGCTTATTTATGGAAGATCGAATGTGGACTGCAATGAAGAAGCTTCCGGAGTGGTTGAATAGCACATGGCTATCTCTTAGTGCATTTGCAATGCAGACACATGCAAAATAATTTGGAATTCTTGTATAACTATCATATATTAAATTCATGACAGATAAATTATCGGAGTATGGTTGGGGCTTTCAAGTAAAAGTGATAGCCGCAATGTTTACGGACAGAATATTTTTACAACAAATTGCAGATATAATTCAACCTAATTATTTTGAATCGGATGCTAATATATGGTTGTTAGAGGTGATATTAAATCATTTTCGAGAATATAAATCTCCTCCTACAAAAGATGTATTTAAAGTTAAAATAACAGAATTAAGTGATGATGGGCCAGAAGCTGTGATGAAAGCGGCAATATTGGAACAGCTTAAAGACGTGTTTCGACTCATGGAATCAGATGATTTAACATTTGTTAAAGATGAAATACTTAACTTTTGCAAAAATCAAGAAATTAAACGAGCCATAATGGAGTCAGTGAATTTGCTTCAACGAGGAAGTTATGATGAGATTAAAAGTAAGATTGACACGGCAATGAAAGCTGGTGCTGATACCAATATTGGGTTGGACTACAAAAAGGATATTGCTCGTCGTTACAATCAAGCAGCTCGACACTGCATTGGCACAGGATGGGATGTTATTGATGATTTAATGGATGGTGGTCTTGCTCGAGGAGAATTAGGTGTAGTAATGGCACCAGCTGGTATTGGTAAATCATGGTTATTGATTAATATTGGGGCAAATGCAATAAAAGCTGGAAAAACGGTGTTGCATTATACATTGGAATTAAATGAGGATTATGTAGGACAACGATATGATTCCGTAATCATGGGTATTAACGCACAGAATCTTAAAAATTATCAAGATGATATTGCAGCTCGAATGGAATCACTTACTGGTAATTTGATAGTAAAACATTATCCCACCAAGTCAGTTGGCGTAATAGGACTCAAAGCCCACCTAGAACGAACCATCATGCTCGGACAAAAACCAGATCTGGTAATTGTGGATTACGGTGATTTGCTGAAAATTAATGCAAAAAAGGATAAACACGAGGCATTAGAAGAACTTTACGAGGAGTTACGTGGAATGGCAGGGGAATATGAAATTCCTGTATGGACCGCGTCTCAAGCAGGTCGAAGTGCGTTAGAAGAGGATATTATTGAAGCTGATAAAATTGCGTCATCATACGGTAAAGTGATGGTTGCTGACTTCTTGATGTCATTGTCTAGAAAGGTTGAAGATAAAATGTCAGGTACTGGTAGAGGTCACGTAATTAAGAATAGATTCGGTCCAGATGGTATAACGCTACCTAGTAAAATTAACACAAATAATGGACAGTTTCAGTTCTTTGAGCCACAAACTACGCAGGGTAAACAGACTACACAGGTTATGAAAACAGGTGAGAACATCATGAAGAAAAATTTAGCACAAAAATTCAAAGATTTGGGCGGACAATTAGGATAAAAACATATTTATATGAAATAAGGTCCGGATAGTAATATTCGGTCCTTTTTTTGTCTAATAAACATTTATATTAACAACAAGGAGATTACAACAAATGGAGATTTCAAACAAAATTTTAAGTGAAATTACGGTGTATATGAAATATGCCAAGTACATTCCCGAACTCAATCGGCGAGAAACCTGGAAAGAACTAGTTACGAGAAACATGAACATGCACATTAAAAAATATCCGCAGTTAGAATCGGAAATTCGAGATGCGTATACATTTGTGTATGATAAAAAAGTATTACCTTCGATGCGTAGTTTGCAATTCGGAGGAAAACCAATTGAAATCTCCCCTAACCGAATTTATAACTGTGCATATTTGCCAATTGACGATCATCGTGCATTTGGTGAAGCAATGTTTTTGTTGTTAGGAGGTACTGGAGTAGGCTACTCAGTGCAAACACACCACGTGGAGAAACTACCCGAGATTCGTAAACCAAATCCTAAAAGAACGCGCAGATATCTTATTGCAGATTCAATTGAAGGTTGGGCAGATGCAGTTAAAGCACTTGTTAAATCTTATTTTGAAGGTGGATCTACATTCGTGTTTGACTTTTCGGATATTCGTGCTAAAGGTGCTCGGCTTGTTACATCAGGAGGAAAAGCTCCGGGACCACAACCACTTAAAGAATGTTTGATCAAATTAGCAGGTATCCTGGATGCAAAAGAAGATGGTGATAAATTAACTGCAATCGAAGTGCATGACATGGTATGTCACGTTGCTGATGCTGTGTTAGCAGGTGGTATTCGCAGAGCAGCTCTTATCTCATTATTCTCAGCAGATGATGAAGAAATGATTGCATGCAAATCAGGTAACTGGTGGGAAACGAATCCACAACGAGGACGTGCAAACAACTCAGCCACATTAATGCGTCACAAACTTACAAAAGAATTTTTCATGGATCTTTGGAAGCGTGTGGAATTGTCAGGAGCTGGTGAGCCAGGAATTTATCTTACAAATGATAAAGATTGGGGAACTAACCCATGTTGCGAAATTGCACTACGACCTTTCCAATTCTGCAACCTATGTGAAGTAAATGCATCTGACATTGAATCGCAAGAAGACCTAGAAGCGCGGGTTAAAGCAGCAGCATTCATTGGCACACTTCAAGCAGGATACACTGATTTCCATTATCTTCGTCCTGTGTGGAAACGCACAACTGAGAAAGATGCACTGATCGGTGTATCCATGACAGGTATTGGATCTGGCGTAGTATTAGGCTATGATATGAAAGCAGCAGCAAAAGCAGTTAAAGACGAAAATGCTCGTGTTGCTGAGATTATTGGAATCAACAAATCAGCTCGTACAACAACGGTTAAACCAGCAGGAACAACATCATTGGCATTAGGAACATCATCGGGTATTCACGCATGGCACAATGATTACTATATTCGTCGAATCCGTGTTGGAAAGAATGAAGCAATTTATTCATACCTAGCAATCAATCATCCAGAACTTATCGAAGATGAATATTTCCGTCCACACGATACTGCAGTAATTAGCATTCCACAAAAAGCACCGTACGGAGCCATTATGAGAACAGAATCACCATTCCAACTTTTGGATCGTATCAAGAAGGTACATTTAGAATGGGTTAAACCAGGACATCGTACTGGAAATAATACTCACAATGTGTCAGCTACTGTGTCATTAAAGGCAGATGAATGGGAATTGGCAGGTGAATGGATGTGGACGAATCGGGAACATTATAACGGGTTGTCAGTTCTACCCTATGATGGAGGTACATACACCCAGGCACCATTTGAAGATTGTACAGAAGAAACATATGACACAATGATGAAATCATTACACGCAATAGACTTGAGTCAAGTCGTTGAATTAGATGATAATACCGACCTATCAGGTGAATTAGCTTGTGCTGGCGGAGCGTGTGAGATAAAATAATGATGATCCCTACTCAACACGATTGGATATATCAACTGTATGTGAAGGAGTTTAGCAATAAGCTCCTTCCTACAGATTTTTATTACGAAGATGGCATGCGCGTAATGACTGAATCATATCATAAAAGACGAGGAAGTTGTTGTGGCAACGGTTGCAGACATTGTCCCTTTGAACCAGCCCATAAAAAAGGCGAAAAAACTTTGAAATCCCAATAAAATAAATTATATTAACAATATAAAATCAAGTTATGACAGATAAACAAAGAAAAAATTTAGAAATAGTAAAATCTGGTTTTGCTAATGGTATATCAACTCATCTAGCAATTAAACAAGTAACATTCGGACCAGATGCTCGTCTCACAAAAGAAGAAAAACAAGAAATTATCGATAACGCCGCATTTTACTACGGTGAATTTCTACGAGCATTAGGCGTAGCGTGGGAAGAAGATCCAAACTCATCAGATACACCACGTCGAGTAGCAAAAGCATATGTTAATGATTTGTGGCGCGGTCGCTATGAACCAATGTCAGATATCACCGCATTTCCAAGTGATGGATATGATGGTATTGTGTTCGAAGGAGGTATTCCATTAACATCGATGTGTTCACACCATCACCAAACTATTGGCGGTATAGTTCATATTGCATATATTCCAGAAGAAAATGGAAATGTAATTGGACTAAGTAAATTAAACCGAGTAGTAGAACACTTTGGTAGACGCGGTGCTATTCAAGAACAATTAACAGTTGCTATACATCACGCAATCGATGAATTAATCGAAAGAAATAAAGGTGTTGCTGTAATGATCGATGCGACACATAATTGTGTTTCTTGTCGTGGTGTTAAGCATCAAGGAGCTTCTATGAAAACAGCAAAACTATCCGGCGCATTTTTAGCTGATGGTAATGCTCGTTCGGAATTTTATCAATTTGTAAACGGATATAACTAATGAGTAAGACAAAAACAATTGAAGTTTGTGTAGGAATTGGATTGAATCAATTCTTCCCGGAATATGTTACAGTTGAAATTCCACAAACTCCAAAGAAGAAATCTGATAAAACAGTAAAAGGAAAATAATGGCACGTTACATTTCAACGAAACTATTCGAAAATTATTCAGTAGCAATTCGGCAATGGAAAGCTCAACATTCGCATTGTCAGTTACTGCATGGTTATGCACTTAAATTTAAAGTTTGGTTTGCATCTAATGAACCAGACATTGAAAATCAACTTGATGATATGAACTGGATTGTAGACTATGGAGGCTTCAAGCCAGCTCCACAAGGAAACGGATTAAAAGCATGGATGGACCATATGTGGGATCATACTACACTTATCCAAGCTGACGATCCATATCGTGATATGTTTGAAATGCTACAAGTATCTGGTTTAGCAAAAGTGCACTTCCTAGAAAAAATGGGAGCTGAATCATGTGCTAAATTAGTTCATGATAAGTTCAATGAAGTCTTATCAAAAACAGATGGCGGTCGCTGCAAATGTATCAAAGTAGAATGTTTTGAAAACGATAATAATTCTAGTATCTATGAAGAATATTGATAATGAACAATACGTATCTCTGTATGATTACAGCGGATCCACATCTAGGCAGTCCGGTATAGGTCAACAAGTTTATAATGCAGCTAAAGAAAAAGGCATACATGTTATTTACACGGATATTCCAGAAGCACTTAGAACATCAGAATATAACAGAGTTGCAACATATCCTAAATCATTTCTAGATGAATATTTTGGTAAGACTACATCAAATATCAAATCGGATATTTCAACACTTACATTTAAAGAATTATATGATCGTCTTGTAGCTCTAGAAGATCAATTTGCTGAATTAATTAAAAAACTAGAACCAAAAACTCAACAAAATGTTACCAATAGTAATGAGCGGGATGACGAATTACCATTTTAAGGAATTTATGAAAGGACCTAGAATAACAGATTACGATAAAGTATTACCAATTGTAGAACTATACCGATGTGTACAGAGCGAAGGCAGTCGATTCGGTCGACCTACAATCGCAGTACGAACGACGGGATGCACACACCGATGCTTTTTTGGAGAAGGCGGGTGGTGTGATTCTTGGTACACAAGCATTCATCCAGAAAAAGGAACATACTGCTTCAATGATATCATTAAGATATATGATGAAAATCCACACATAACCGAAATGATGTTAACTGGCGGATCTCCAACCATGCATCCAGCTCTAGTAAACGAATTAACACATTTTGCACATGAAAGAGGTATTATTATCACTATTGAAACTGAAGGTTCTCATTTTGTTAAGACTGATTATCCCATTGGCCTTGTTAGTCTTAGTCCTAAGTTTAGTAACAGTGTCCCAGTTGTTGGGGTTGCTACTCCACAAGGTACGATCACAGATGAAAAGATGGTCGCTCAGCATAACAAGTTCAGATTAAATTATGAAGCAATTGCTGAAATGATTGAGTATCATGATGATTATCATTACAAACCGGTTTGGGATGGCACAGAAGAAAATTTAAAGGAAATCGAAGACTTCCGGGTAAAGATGCTTATTCCAAAATCCAAAACATACATAATGCCAGCTGGAGATACACGAGAAGAATTGATTCGTATGTATCCAGTAGTATTTGAAATGTGTGCTGAATACGGATATAACATGACCGGCCGAGACCACATAATTGCATATGATACTAAAAGAGGAGTTTAATGGAACAGGAACAATTAATTGAAGCACAACGAGAACTAATCTCTATTTTGATGAATCAAGTTGTAGATTTATCAATGATGTCTAAAATCGAATTAGGCGATGATGTACTTAATGAAATTAACAGATTACGATTTTTAATTCATCAATTCGAAGAATAGTGAAAATAGAATATTACATAACAACGACATTTGGGAATGATATCCAAATTAATTATATTATAACGAGGTAAAATATGGACAAAGGATTTGTATTAGTAAAGAAAGAAACTCTGCAACAGCTATTGGATAACTTTTATGAGGTATGTGAATTAGCAGATGAAATGGATATCTATGAGTTTGAAGAAGGTGACGACTCAATGCAAAAAATGAAAAGCTGGGCTGATAAAAAGTTTGGCAGAACTATTAAAAAAGAAACATACGACTGATGAAACAAGTACTATATTTTTCAGCAGAATGGTGTGGTCCTTGCAAAATGATAAAGCCAATGATGCAACAATTACAATCACAAATGTCTGTCACATTCATTGATGCAGATCAACGTCCAGAAACGTGCAAAACATGGAATGTGAGAAACGTTCCTACATTGCTAGTAATTAAAAATTCCATGGAAGTAGGTCGATTAGTTGGCACTTCCATAACACAAGATGCAGTTATCAATTTATACAATAAATAAAAAGGAGAAAAAGTTATGACGTGGAAACCAATTGGTGATCAAGTACTAGTTAAAGTGCAAGAGAAACAAGAAAAAACAAAAACTGGTATCATTATGATGGCTGGTCTTGATGAATATGTTACGTGTGATGTGATTGCAATCGGGGATGGATTATTTACACATACCGGAGATCGTATTCCAATGACTACAAAACCAGGAATGCAAGTAAAAATTTATTCAGGAAATTTAGGATCACAAAAGAAAGTTAACCTAGAGGATACTGAATATGTGTTGATTCGCGAATCTGAAATTGCAATGATAAACATCGCAGAATGATTGATGCCTTAGGATGGATATGCACCATATTAGTTTTACTTGGCTATATTAACAATGCAAAAGGTCATTGTAAAACTGCAATGGTAACATGGATACTGGGTGACTTAGGTTGGATTGTATATGATATTTACATAAATAACCTAAGTCACCTAGTTTTAAGTTTAGTTATAATCGCGATAAATGTATACGGCATTGTTCGCATAATTCAGAATAATAATAAATGTATCAAGCAATAGGCTACGACAAAAAATCTGGCACAATGCATGTGTGGGATGATGAATTAGGACATCAAAAGTTCCCATTTCGCCCATATGCATATCTACCCGACCCAGAAGGCGAATATAAATCATTGGATGGTAATCGGTTAACAATGGTACCGGGAAATCACAAAGATAATCCAGCTGCCTATGAATCTGACTTGAATGAAGAAGTACGTACGCTTATAGATTTATACCATGAATCTGATTTAGTTTCAAAAGGACATCGAGATTTCTTCTTTGATATTGAGACTGCGAAAGATGAAAATGGATATAGCACTATACAAGATGTCCGCACTTCTATAACATCCATTGCATATTACGATAAAACTGGTAATGACCGCAGAGTACTAGTATTAGATGAACAGAAACGCATAAAAGAACGCGAAATTCAAGGCGATGGTTATGTATTGGAAATCTTTCGGGATGAACGAGACCTATTAACTAGGTTCATTAACAAATTTGCTGAAATTCAACCAACGGTAATTACAGGTTGGAATACTGATGGGTATGATATACCATATTTATTAGGTCGTGCTAAAAAGATATTAGGTGCACAAGCAATTAAGAAACTAAGCCCCGCTGGTATTGTGGATTACAATCCTAAAAAGGAACGTTGGAAGATAATTGGTGTATCAAGTCTAGATTATTTAAAACTATATAAAAACTTCACATATTCAGAACTTCCAAATTATCGATTAGACACTGTTGCTAAAAAAGAATTAGGTCGAGGTAAAATTGAGTATGATGGAGATTTGGATACATTGTTCACACAAGATATTCACAAGTTTGCTTGGTACAACATGACAGATACCGATCTGGTATATGAATTAGATGAAAAGCTTCAACTAATTAATTTGGCGCGGACCATATGTCATAAAGGTCACGTTCCATATGAAGATGTATACTATGCATCTAAGTATCTGGATGGAGCGGCTATTGTAGATTTGAAACGCAACGGATATGTGGCACCTAACAAGCAGTTCCGATTTATTGAAGAAGAAACGGCAGCAGATGCATTGGCAGGAGCTTATGTAATGCCACCGGTACCTGGATTGTATAAATGGATCTATGACTTAGACTTAACATCGCTATATCCTAGCATCATCATGACGTTGAACATATCTCCAGAAACAAAAGTTGGCGTAATTTCTGATTGGAATGAAATGTGTTTGTTAAAGTCAGAACCAACCAAGATACGTTTTGGACGATTAGTTATAACCGATGCTAAACAATGGTTAACCGATAATAAATACGCAGTTGCTAGCAATGGCACAGTGTATCGTACGGATATTAAAGGATTCTTACCGACAATTTTGGAAAAATGGTTTGATGAACGTGTGGAGTTTAAAGACAAACGCGATGAATACGCGGTAGGATCAGAAGAATATAAATTCTATGATGCAATGCAGTTAACACAAAAAGTATTGCTAAATTCATTTTATGGTGTATTAGGTCTCAAGACATTCCGTTTTCATGATTTAGATAATGCCGGTGCTATCACAGCAACAGGTCAAAGCATTATTAAATTTTCTGCAAAAGTTATTAATAGTCACTATCAACAAGAAATCGGAGAAACTCATTTTGTGAATGCCACCGGTACAAAAGCAGAATATGCATTTTATACAGATACAGATTCAACATTCGTTTCTAGTTTGCCACTCATAGAAAAACGATATCCTGGATTTGATGAAACCGATGAGCAATTCATGATTGAGAAAACCAATGAAATTGCCGATGAAGTGCAAAACAAAGTGAACACCATGTATAATCAATACGCCCGGGTATTTCTAAATGCACATACACATCGTTTCAAAATTAAACAGGAATATGTTGCTAAATCTGGTT